GTTTCCACGATGGTCTTTCAGGTCCTTGCTTAACAACCTCACAATATGAATGAGGAAACCTAGAATCAAGAACACGGTTACGAGTGACAAGAGCGACACCAATCATTCCCCTATGTATCTGGTTACGGGCTTCGAAATATATATTATCTGCTAAACATTTCTGTTCACTCTGCGCAGAGTGAATATCACTGGCAATCGCTGAAGCACCAAAGGCTGATTTACCAGTAACTAATCCACCAAGAAAAGCAGTTGCCATGGCGGCAATAAAAACATAACGTTTCATTATACCACACTTCCATTTGCAATTAGCGAACTCATCATTAAGCGAACCTGCTTAAGGCGACTTTCTAATTTGCGAATAACTTTAGGATTATTAGTAGTAGAAACCTCTTGCATAATAAATGCAGGAAGCAAACGACTCTGACGCTCGATTACAGTGCGCTGATCCTCTACACTAAGGTTTGTAACGAACTGCTTAAACTTTGCATTTGAAGCCATCTTTGACATAATATAATCTCCTCTTCCTAATTATTCATACTATTATACCATAGAAAAAGGCCTTTGTAAACCCCCTAAATTGATTTAATTTGAATTATTTTTATACAGCAAATGATTCGCCGCAACCACAAGACGCAGTTGCATTAGGATTTATTACCTTTAAATATGAACCACCTAGTTCTGTAACATAATCTACAGTACAACCTAGCACAAACATTTCTGCAATTGGATCTACTACTAAATTACCGGTTGTAGGTTCTGCATCAGTCATTTCCCAAACATAAGTAAAACCAGAACAGCCACCACCTTTTATAGATAATAATACATTCGGTTTGCCGACCTTTTGTAGATATTCTTTTGCTTGTTCTGTTATAGTAACCATATGACTATTTATCTTAATCGAGTGTAGGATCAGACCCAGGACTTTGTGTACACATTTGGGTTCTAGGACATTGGAAATACTTATCCATAGCTACAGTCAAATCCCCATGTCCTGTTGCGCCTCTTTCGTATATACACATACGTTCATCAGTTTCAGGATCAATATATTGTCTTTTTAATCTACAGTTAATGGTATTAGTAGTAGTTGGTGGAACTGCTTTACGTCTGCATTCCATAGGATCTAGACCCAGTATTGTTTGCGGCCATCGTAAGGGATTTGTGTTCCACAGGGTACAATGGGTGTTATCCTCACTACCAGTATAGGTTCTGCCGCCAGCATATACCGTAGAAGATAACAAGCATAAGATCAATATTAGATACTTAATGGCAAAATTCCTTAATCATAGGAAAGATAGGTTCGAGCGCGGCCGAGCACGCGCGAGCTAATTCAATATGTTCTTTTTGTGTTCCGTGCCCAGAGCGTAGGTCGACATAGTGGATCCAGGACCTAATGGTACCGTTAACATAGAGTCGAGATTCCATAATACCCTCTGGTAAAACCGCACGAGCTTGTTCTTTAGCAATACCATTTTCGATTGCCCACTGATATGATTTCTTTGCTGCATTTACTACCTCTGCCTGTGATTGTAACCATTCCAATTGTAGGTCTGGATCATTTACATCCAAACTATTTTGTCTATTTTTTGTATCTTGTAATCTGGCATCCTTAAGATTAAATTTTAAATCTTTAGTAGGATCTGCATAACGCTGAGAAAACTCTTGAAATGAAAATGACCTATGTCGTAATAGTTGTCGCGCAATATCACGAGTCGTAGTTACTTCCAAGCAAGCGCTAACCATTTCGAAGGGCGACCAGTGTTTTTCTCTGATGAGATATCGTAATAGTCTTTCGTTCGTTTCGGTGTTGTCTTGGTTGGATGGATTCGAGACACGGGCTGTATACGCAATAATGTCCTGGAGACTTTCATCTTTCTCTCCCTTTGAGTAACTAATAAGTTTTACATTCATGGATTTAAGATTCCTATAACATAATTTTCTGCTGCATTTTCTGCGTAGACCTCACTATGGTCATATAAGGTTCGAACTTCAATTAGTTCTTCCCCTTTATATAATTCTACATAGAATCCTTTATTATTTCGCATAACATTTGCTTTTCTATCATGATATTCTTCATCACCCCAATAGGTACTTAATTCATAATTTTTATATTTCATAGCTTAAAATCTCCGAACTTTTTACCAGCTTCTGTATTATCAAATACTGGTGTATCATCTGTTAGATTCTGTTCTTCTTCATCAACATCATAGAGACGCATTTTAGAACGGTCTACACCGAGAACGAATCTCTTATGAAGCGTTGGATCATTATATCTATTCTTTAACTGTTTAACAGCTATTTGACCCATTTGTTCTAATTCTTCAGTAGAAATAAGGGCAAACATTAAATCGGCGGTAGCGGGTAATCCAAAAGACTCGGACGTATCTTCAAGCCCAACATCCGAGTTAGAATAACCAGAGCGAGTCGTTTGCGTTGCAGAGAAGATCGGTACGTCGAATTCGACTGCAAGACCACGTAGCTCTTCAGCAATTGCTTTAATGTACGAGTATGAGTTAATTGCACCACCCATTCCTTTCATGCGAGATGAAGCACAGATATTTAAATAATCAATAAAGATAATATCTGGTTCAAATTGTTTCTTTAGTTTTAATTCATTTAAGAGTGCACGAAAATGACCTGAATGTGCTGAGCCTGTAGGATATTCTTTTACAATTAGCTTACCAGTTGTTTTCTTAGCAAGATTTGCAACCTTTTGTGTAAAATCTGTCTTTGGTATATTTGATAATTGATCAATAGGAATATTTAATAGATTTGCATCGATACGTTCTGCAATGCGTTCTTCTGCCATTTCCATTGTAATGTATAAAACATTTTTGCCTTCTACCAAAGCACTAGCACCAACATGACACATGAATAAAGACTTGCCAACGCCAGTACCTGCAAGGGCAATGTTAAGTGTTTTACGTGGTACGCCACCCTTTGTAATCTTGTTAAAATACTGAAGATCAAATGGAATACGATCTTCTTCTGTATGGTAAAATTCATAACGTTCTTCTACATTTTCAATATAGTCGTGACCAATATTAGTATCAAATCCAACACCTAATGCCTTTTGTAAAAGATCAGGTAAAGCATTCTTTGTTAAGGAATCATGCTTACCATCAATAATAGTAATGGATTCCATAATAGCATTATAGATTGCACGATCTTGACACCATTTTTCAGTGGTATCTAATAGCCAATTTTCATCGATCTCTTCTCTGGAAAAAAGATGAGGGATGATATCATTAGCTAAAGTATACTGTTCACCGGTAAGTCTATCAGATTGGTCAAGTTCAATAATAAACGATTCTGAAGTTGGAAGCTTATTATACTTTCCGACAAACTTACCGGCTTCTTTAAATAATATACGATAGACACCTTCGAAGTAATCTGGCTTTATAAACGGAAGAACTTTCCGCATATAGTTTTCATCTGTTAAAAGATTACGAAGGATAGTCTGTTCAATGTTTTTTTGCAAGTTTACCTTCTTCCCTCATTTGTTCGCGAATCTTAGTAGCTGAGATATCATGTACTGCTTTTCCAAGATCGTGTTCTGTAAATGTATAACCAACCCCACGTCCATATCCAATATCAACGATGTTTGGTACGATCATTATAACGTAATCTTCGTCTTCTGTAAACCCCTCTTTTTTTAATCCCAAACGAATATTTTCTTTTACAGTTTTAATATCAAATGGATTATCGTCTTGACCAGGTACACGAGAATTTGCTTCACGAGCTTCCGGCACTGTACGAATCATAATAGCTACTTGACCTGTCATAGCATGACAACGTTTAAATAGCTCAGAGTGACCATCATGCCAAGGTTGCCAACGACCAAGCATTTGTACTGTTGGATTTTTCCAGTCGAATTCTTTAATAATAATATCAGCCATTTTATACCCCATAACCTTTTATTTCTGTAGCAATTTCTTCGATCTCTTTATCAGATAAGAATCCTTCTACGGTCCAATCGACTAGTTCAGGTTTTTCAAACATATGATTGGTATCTTCGAATCTTCCCTCTTGGATAGTATTTAACCAAATAACAAGATCTGGATTAAATGCATCTCTTGTCTGTCGAGTAGGACAGACAAAATCACAGATAACATACCGACCATGAGATTTTTCATAATCAGCAAATGTTTTCATGCGATTTGCCTGTCTTACCCTACCTTCAGGAGAGAAGTCCCAATCATTCGCCATCTCACGAACTTTGTCTGCATTATACCAGGCTGAGCCTAAGTTTTTTTGTAATCTTTCCGATAACCAGGTTTTACCGGCGCCCGGCAGGCCCATAACTAGAATTTTCATTTTTAGATTTATCCTTAATTTCGTTTACTCTTTTTTGCATCCAACCAATTGCAGTATTAATATGACCAGTATCATGTGGCTGAAGTTGGCTTTCAGCATAGGCAATTTCTTCCATAAGCATAATAATACGATCAATGTCTGATGTTAATGCCATAACTATTCTTCTTCCTTTGTCATTAATGATCCATCAGAAATAGCCTGTGCAATAACAGATTGAAGTATATTACCTGCTTCCTCTTGTAGATCTAAGTTAGTAGTTTCCAGATCAGGATCTGGCGTAGATACAATTGAAAAATTAAAATTCATTTCGCCTTCGCGAACTTTATTAAAACTAATTGCCCCATATTGCAATACTGTTTCAACAAAGGTACCTTCTAAGATACGTACGTTCCATGCTTGTTCATGTTCATCGGATGGTACCAATTCATAATGTACGCCTTCTGATTTTCTATCTACATCGATTCCCATAACTAGCACCCAATCTCATCGACATCAAATTCTTCTTTAAACAATGAATTACCAATAGAATATTTCTTTTTGATAAATTCTTTAAAGTCAGTATTGTCAAAGATTGGTTTCCAGAATTCTTCTTCTAGTGTTTGTTTTTCTCGTACTTTTGGTTCAAGTAGTTCGCCAGTTTCCTGGTCAACGAGGCAATACCAACCATTAGATGGCTTAGCGACATATTTACCTTCGAGAGCAACGTCAAGAAGGCCAGACCACTTTTGTACTCCCCCTTCCCAAGAAACTGAGATAGGAATTTTAGACTTTTCTTTAACATAACGTGATTTCTCAACATTAATTACAAAGTGGTAGCCTTTAATTTCTGTACCTTGTTTGTCTTGTTGACGACCAAGAATCCAGATATTATTTGCGCTGTAATAAATTCCAGTACCACCAGAAACAATTGCTTTAGGGAATAATCCCATCTCCTGATATGTATGATTGATAGCAACTAGTGGAATATCCTTCATATTAAGATACGGCGTAACCATTCTGAAAAGACCTTTAAGAGCTTTCGCCCGTGACATATCAGCAACCGATTTCTCGTTAATAGCATCTTCCATTTCTTTCTTAGAAGCTAGGTTTCCAATAGAATCGATCATGATAATAACTTTATCACCACGTTTCATTTCTTCTAGCTGACCGATAATATCAAATTTTAATACTTCTACATCTGTAATAGGCGTATGTAGTACACGAGATGTATCGATATCAAATTGCTCAAAATAAGATTGCGGCGAACCAAATTCTGAATCATAGAAAAGAAGGACGGCATCAGGATACTTTTTCAAGTAAGCTGATGCCATAATAAGACCAAATGAAGTCTTAAAGTGTTTGGATGGGCCAGCTAATACTGTAAGTCCTGGCGCAAGTCCGCCATCCACGGAACCGGATAGTCCAACATTAATCATTGGTACTTCCGTTTGAACCATATCTTTATCATTAAAAAATTTTGATTCTGAAAGAACAGAAGT